TTTTTAATGCTGGCTTCAGCACTGGCTTTGCGGCACTCAGTCCTTCTTTGAGGGACGCACCGCCGATACCGAAGTGAGGCACCTCGTTAGGTCTGCCAGCCTTCATTGCCGCCTTGAACGCCTCACCGCCAGAAGCCATGCGCAACTCCTTGCGACGACCCTCAATCAAGGCGTGCAACCTAGCGTCAGGATCATCACCCTCAATCTTGCTCTCGACCTTGCCGCCACTCTTCATGGCGTGCTTGAACTTGTGTCCATCGATCATGGCGTGCAACTTCTTGTCGGACTCAGTCAAGTCAACCTCCTCGACCTCACCGCCCTCAGCCTTGCCTGTCAACTCCTTGATGCGATCAAGGTACTGACCAATCTCGTCAACGTGCTGTTGATCAATGATCTGACGTGAGCCGCCCATGATCATTGTGCCAAACTCTGACGGCGCTTGTTTAGGATTCTTGCGTATGCTTTGCACCGTATCAGACGCTGTGATCTCATAAGGGATCGGCACACGAGAGCGTCCTATGGGGTTGCCCCAAATGTCAAGAAGGTACGTTGGATTCTCCCCAACAGGCAACTCCCTCTTCTCTGGTTGCATCTCAAGCATTGAGTACCCAGTCGAGCCACGCTCCAAGTCGCGCAACTCTGGCTCAAGTACAGCGTGCTTGATCAACTGCCCATTAGGCATATTGTTTGGCACTGTGTACTTTGGAATCTGCATGACCGCATTGAAGTGCTTGCGCAAGTCAGGGTCGGCCTCCATCTGCCTATAGGCCAACGTGGGATTTTCGATCCCAGCAAAGTCGTTCCAACGATATTGCTTGGGCGGCTTGTCTTTTCTTGGCTTGTCGTATCCACTAGAGATCACGCTGTTGAACGCCTCGATCTGCTTGGGCGTCATCTTGCTGATGTCAATCGCCTTGAGGTTAGCGTCAGCAAAGTGTAGGGCATAGTCGAGCGAGTCTTTGCCCATCATCATGTAGTTGGCGATCACGGGAACGCCGCCGTACTGCTCTGAGGCTTCGGTGATAGCGCGTTGGTAGGGGATCGCCGTCTCAGGCTCAGAGGCCCATCCGCGATCACCGCGACCGTAGCGTGGGCCTGCGTACATACGAGAGGGGCCGCGAGGCAAGGGTTCGCCGTTCACGCCGAAGATGTCGACGTCTGCGCGGCTGGCGTCTCCCGGCAACGTGACCTCCACCTTGCCCATATGCTCTGCGCGATCCACCACTGGCATATCCAGCGGCTCACGATAATACTTGATGTCGTGCTGTAACCCCTGTTCCAACTCCCACTGCTTAAGCGACTTGCCCGCAGGATTCTGCGACACCTTGGGATCAATACGCACAAACTCCCCAGTCAGTTGCGGCGCCATCCTCTCAGCTATCGTGCTGATCTCTTCCTTGGTCTTCGGTACGGCTCTGGGAAGGCGAGGCGGTAGGTCAGGCTTCTTACCCTTCAACTCCACGCTCATGGTCGTTAGGGGCGACGCTGGCCCCACCATCGTTGGGTTCCACTTGCCCTGCTCTAAGGCGCCAGCAATGTAGGGGCGATTCTTGACGTGGGCCGAACTCTCAGCCGCCGCTTGCGCCGCAATCTTGGCCTGCGCCTTGGTCGGCTTCATGCCAGCTTTTAAAGATACTGTAGGTAGTCCCATGATGTCTTACGCCGCATAAGGGTTGATACGTTGCGGTCTGATCTCCGCATAGTCATCGTCATCATAATGCGGCTCAGGGTTTATGTCGAGCCAACCACCGTCTTTAAGATAACGAATCGCTTGTGTCGCACTGTCAACGTAGTCGTCGTGCGTGCTGTCAGGGAAGGAGCATAGCTGACTGAGGAAGCCCTCGGCCCAATCCTTCACATAGCCCTTGCGTATGCTGGACTCAGGCAACCATACCCTGCCAGTCGTGAAGATCGAGGCGGTGATCTGAAGGCGTTGCATCTTGTCCGCTTTGCCGGGGTTCCAGCCGCTCACAGGCAAATGCGCTTGGCGCAACTCTTGGATCAGGGATATGCCCGCCGCCTTGTCCTCGACTAGGATGAGGTCGGGCCGCTTGGCATCCTTGCCCTCACCGTAGGACACACGCCACTCGTCAAGCACCTTCACCTTCAGTTGGGGGAACGCCAAGTGTTCAGCCCAACAGTCAATCAGTAGGACAGACATCGGCCCATCAGTCGGCGTGAAGATACCCCATGTTGTCATGGCGGTCGGATCATTGTGTTCCTTCTCGCTGAACGCGCAGTCGTAGCTTTGGATGATGTACTCGAACTTAGGGAACGCCCTATCGTGGGGCCACAGCTTGAACATATCGCGGGAGACCACTTTGCCGTCTTCCAAATCCACCAATTCGCCCAGCACCTCTTGTTGGTACAGCTTTGATCCACGATAGGTCTCCAACTGTTTGCTGAAACTCTCAGCTAAGTTGGCCTTGTTGTCATAGGTGCTGGCGCGATCAATGATCACGTCGTCGCCCTCACGTCCGATCAAGTCAAGGATCAAGTCCTTGGGCTTGGGCGTGGTGGTCACAATGACTCGTGGCTGGTCACCCAGTCGCAGGCCGAACATCATCATGTCCCATGCCTCTTGAAGGTAGCCAAAGGCCGCTAACTCGTCGCACCATGCAAAGTGGAACTGTGGGCCTCGTAGGCGCTCGTAGCTGTCAGCACTGATGCCACGGATGCTTGAGCCGTTGACCAACTTGATCTGATGATCCTGCTTGTTGTAGTCAACGATCAACTCTTTGGGGATCACCGAGAGCAAGCCTGATTGGCCCTCGAAGCAGGTGAACTTCACGTCGTTGGACGTAGGCGCCAGCACAAGGCATCGTGAGTTAGGCGTGATCCATGCCCACCACCACAACGCCTCAGCCGCTGACCGAGTCTTGCCCGCACCCCTTCCAGCTAACATCAGCCACACCGTGTAGTCCTGCTTCAAGGGTGGTGGTATTTGGTATCGATGGGCGCTTGCCACCCACTGCGCATGGGCTATCCATGCTATGCGATCAGCGTCCGCCATGGCGTCAAACTCGGCGGCGGTTTCACTATCGAGCAACTCAGTCAACATAAGTATTACTTTATGAGGGAAAGAGCCAAAACAGCGGGTATAACCCCGTGTTTCGCGGCACCTGCGCCAGCAGGAATGTAATACTTACCCAGCACGCTTGCTCATTTCAAGGTTGCGAATGATCTCGAACAGGCGCCCTGACGAGGTCTCCTCAGTCTTGATAGGCGGCGCATCAGCATCACCACCCAGAGCCAACTTGTCGCCATACTTCTTAGGCTTGAGTTTCATGGCTGTCCACTTGCGTGCATCGATGCGGTTCTTCTGCCACTGAATGAACGTCTGGTCGAGGTAGGTGCGCCCCTTGTCGTCCTTAAACTCAGGCGGCTTCTCGTCGGCAATCTCCAAGATTTCATCGGCGTTGGTGTCGGCCTGCTCTTCACGAGCGCGTGCGTATTGCTCCGCGAACAGAGGGTGGCGCAACAGCCAATCGTATATCGTCGACTGCGCAGGAAGCACACCAGTTGTATCAGCCTTGAGTATCTGACGCAGACTCATGCCTTCACTTAGTCCTATGCAGATGATGTCAGCTATGTGTTGTTCGAATACTCTGCGTGGTGTTTTCTTGGGCTTATTTGCGGGCGTAGAAGCCTTCGCGGCCTTTGATGCTGTCTTGGCCTTACCAATGGCTTTTGCGGCCTCCTGTGCCGCTCTAGTGTTCTTTGCGGGCCTCTTTGGCCCCTTCGGTGTTTCTGGCATAACCCATAGTCCCCATGAAAGTGAATTGATCGCAGTGTAATCGATTCGCTTATGGTTCGCCAAACCTCTCGGCTTTTTAGGCCGAGAAACCCATTCGGTTTTATTTCGCTTTCGGTTCGCTACACAGCCCAATGATGATAGCACGAGGGCTTTGTTGGTTGCATTCTTCCTCAGTCAAAATGAAGTCGGGTGCCCACACCATCAAGAACAAAATCACAATGAACATTATAGCGATTGTGACCTTCTGGATCAAGGTTTCTTCCTGTACCTGTTGG